TTGTCTTCGAGGACTGGGAGCATGTCGACAAAGTCAAGGCCGATCATCCCAACACCGCCCGTTATGTAAAGCCCCGGGTCCAGGGCCGCTCTCTCAACCCGATCAACCCCACCGGCGGCTACGGCTTTCAGATGCCTCCGGGCCCCATGGCCCTGATTCCCGGTCTTCCCAACAACCGCAAGATTCCCGATGACAACCGGGTCCTGGTCCGCCGCTGTTACTGCCTCGACTACACCCGGGAGAAGGTCGAGTCCAAGACTCTTCCCTCCGGCTCCATCGTTCCCGCTGACTTCGCCTGGAAATACCCCAACGGCCGCTACATCAAGGAATGTGAAGGCTGGATCCTGGTCGACGGCGACAATCCGTTTCCCCTGAAACTATTCCCGGCAGTCCCGTTCTGGTCCACACTGCCTTTATTCTCCATCTGGACCCCTCCCGCCGTCCGCTTCTCGAAAGAGATCCAGCATGTCGCCGAGCGTCTCTATACCGGCATGTTCGAGAATTTCGTCCGTCTGAACAACGGTGTCTGGTTCATCGACGAACGCACCGGCATCGATCCCGAGGCCTTTGGCGGGATGCCGGGCGAGGTCCAGGTCATCAACGCCAACTCCCCGGTTCCCCAGCAGGTTTCTCCCCAGCAATGGCCTGCTCACGCCATCCAGGCTCCCCAGTTACTTCTTGATAAACAGAAAGAACTCCAGGGATTCACTCCCGCGCGCGCCGGCAACCCGGGGGCCGGGAACATTTCAGCGGAACTCTTCGACGAATCGATTATCCGCTCGCAAGGCGTTACCCAGCTCCGGGGCCGTCTCAATGCGATCTCTTACCAGCGCATCGGCGAGATCATGTTCTACACCATGGCCCGATACTACCGCACCCAGAAGCTCTATCTCAAAGGCGCTTCGGGCTACGACATCGTGAACTGGCTTGAGACCAACCGCCCGGACCAGTTTGACTTCGAACTCGACCCGCAATCGATCCTGCCATTCAGCCAAGCCATGCTCCGCCGTCTGATGCCGGAACTCCGCAAAATGGGCATGATGGACGTTCACACCGGCCTTGATATCGCCGGCATCCCGAAAGCGGAGAAAGTTGCGCAACAGATCGAGCAGGAGTCCGCCTTGGCAGCATTAGCAAAAACCAAAGGGGCGAGACGTTAATGAATGCAGAATTAAGGCGTGCTTATAATCGAGAAAGAATGGCCCGCTGGAGAAGGGAGAATCCAGAGGAGGCCAAAGCTAAGGATGCTCGGGATCGCATCAAATATGCGGTTAAAAGAGCCGAAAGCAACAAGAAATGGAGACAAAATAACGCACGGCGCATTCATGTTTATCGTAATGAATGGGAGAAGGGCAATAGGTGTTATCGTAATGCCTATCAAACTGTCTACCGAGCATTGCTCTCTGGAAGGCTGACCAAGCCTGAAGTTTGCCAGAATTGTCAAGAGGCGCCCACTCCAATAGAGGCCCATCATTATATGGGCTACGCTAGGGAAAACTGGTTGAATGTTAAGTGGCTATGCCGTATGTGTCATCATTTACTAGAGGGAAAGAGAAACACTCTTAATGAGCAGGCGCTACAGGCGCTGGCGAAAACGAGAGGAGCTAGAAGATGAATCCCGACTGGCGCGGAGAGTGGCTGAGTCTGAGTGATCTTGCGAAGATCATGGGCAAGAGCTACGAGAACATCAAGAAGCTCCACCAGTCCCGTTGCCTTGCCGGTCGCGGTATCCGCATCCACAAAGTCGGCCACCGCATCTGGATCCAGATCGACTCAGCCACGTACGAAGACCTTCGTAGTTAACTTATCCGGGGAACTCTTCCCTTTACATTCTTATCACTATCCCACCATTCTTACCCTGTGAAGGGGCTGGAAATCCTGGAGCTGAAGCCGGTCGGTGAGTACTGGCAGATCCGGACAGCCCTCGACGGCAAACTGGCGATTCCCTTTGAAGTCCACAAGTCGGTCCTGGAGAAATTCCCTCTGACTCAGCAGTTCGAGGATTACCTGGGCCGCCAAACCCGGACGTTACTGGAAACTCATGGTGACGCCCGTTCGCAAAGTGTCTAAATCGTGACCCGTTGATGCTTCTCTCTCCGGTCACGAAATCTTAAGAGAGGAGGTGCTCATTGATGGCACGCCGGAGACGTTCTCACAAGCGGAAGTAGCAACAGTGAACCACAACAAGCGGCTGAGGGAGGTGTCGTGGAACATCTCCCTCGATTTTCCCAAGGAGCCAACATGGTAGACAAAATGGGCAAGAGCTTCGACGAAGACATGCTGAAAAGCCCCCTGACCGTGGGCCGCCCCCGCAACGAACCCGGGCCCGAGACCAACAACAACCCGGTCGCCGAGGCCGCCGACCCGCTGGGCTTCCTGCCCTCGAATTCCCGCCGGGCCGGGAGAAAGTCCGGTCTATGAGAGGCGGCAAACATCACGACGGTCCCAGTCTCCGGCCGGTCTCCAAGTTCCGGTTCGCCCACAGCCGGATTCCGATGAAGAAGCCCCGGCGCTCCAAGCAGCACTACGGCCGCGGCGGAGGTCTGCGCGGGTAATGGCGACTCCTCCGGTGGACATCCGGGCGCTTCAGGCCCGGAATATGGTCGAGCAACTGGCCCAACGTGGCCCTCAGCAGGGCGGCGCTTCCCCCGCTGCCGCCGGCGGTCAGCTCTCCCAGCAACTCTCCGAACTCAAGGGAGCCGACCCTCAACTCCTGACCAAGGCCACCGAACAGATCAAGGCCATGCTGCTTGCCATCCAGGTCCGCACCGCTTTTCAAGTCCCGGAAGCCGCCCGTCACGCGGCTACGGCGCAGAAATCCATTGACGGCATGTTGAAGGCCCTGCAACAGGCCTCCGCCACCGCCAACACCGTTCAGCAACCGATCGTGAACCAGGCCGGAATCTCTCCCAACACCCTGGGCGGAACTCCCGGGGGCGGAGAAGCCCAGATACCCGAGGTAGGATAATGCCGAAAAAGTGGAAAGAAATCCTCTCCGACAAATCCGTTCCCGACGACTTCGCAATCTCGGTCAACGGCGAAACTCTGACCATCGGCCAGATGCGGGATTATGACCGGGAAAACGAGGGAGCGCTCACCCAGCGCCTTTCCGCCCGGGAGACCGAACTCTCGAACCGCGAGAAGAACCTCAACGACGCCTCCATCGGTATCGCCACCATGCTTGAGCGCATTTCCGGCGCCACCGGCATGAGCACCGAAGACCTTCTCCAGGGTAAAATGCCCTCCAAGAAAGAAGTCGCCTCCGGTGCCCAGCTTGACGAAAACGATCCTCTGGTGGGTACCTTGGTTAAAGAGATCAAGTCCCTGCGCGGCGAGGTTCAATCCAACCGCACCTTGGTCGACGAACTCAAGAAAAACGCCCTCGGCCCCATGCTCAACACCTACCTCGATGACTACTACGAGTCGCAGTGGGAAAAGCTCCATGGCTCCATCCCGGAAGGCGCCGAACTGAGCCGAGACAAGGCCCTCGAGTACGCCAACAAATCCGGCTACAAGGACACCAAGGGCCGCCTGGACCTCTCGAAAGCCATCAAAGACCTGACCTATGACGCCCGGGTGAAGCAGGAAGCCAAGAAACTCGCCGCCGAAGAGCGCAAGCAGATGGAGAACGAATTCGCTCTCCGCTCCGCCCCGCGGCCCTCGCAACTCGGCCAGCGCATCAAGCCGGACAAATCGGTCCTCAATGAAAAGGGCCAGGTCAAGTCACTCGACGAAGTACTCAATGACGCGGTCAACGACGCCGATCTCTGGCGCGGCCTCAGTCAAGTTCAGTAGTAACGGAGAACACACATGGCAAACAGCGTGGTCGGACTCGGACTAGCGACACCTCCGGTCCAGCTCTCGAACACCGTCAACGCGATCTCTCAGAAATACATTGTCCCGGTACTCGGCGACAACGTATTCAAGCCTTCCCCGGTCTTCTGGGGCCTGACGCGCGACGGCAAGAAGTTCGGAGCTGGCGAACTGGTATTCCCGGAGATCAACCAAGAAGAACTACCGGGCGGCGCCTACTACGGCGACCAACTGCTCGACACCTCGGTAGTCGACTCCGTCCAGCCGGCCAACCAGCAATGGCGGCCTTATCGCCAGCCGATTGTGATCCCGATCACCGACGTGATCCTGAACCGCGGCGGCGCCGGCAACCTCGACATCATCAAGTTGAAGTACCAGACGGCATCGGGATCCTTTCTCCAGAAACTCTCCCGGGCTCTCTGGCACACCAGCCCCCAGAACACCTCCAACGACATCGACGACATCGACTCCTGGCTGGGCCAGACCACCAACAACATCGCCGGCATCGACCGCTCTCTGGTTAACAACGCCTTCTGGCAACCCCCGGCCAATCAGGACAACACTTCAGGTGCCTTGACCACGACCAACGCCGAGATTGCCTACCAGGCAGTCGTCTTCGGCTACGACGAACCGGACATGATGATCATCGCCCAGAACCGCTACGCCGGTTTCAAGGGCAGCTTCACCACCCTGATCCGCTTCGGCCAGGGTATGCAGGACGAAGAAGCGCTGCAGGTCGGCTTCCGCAATCACTTCCTGTTCAACAACGCCATCGTGGTTCCGGATTTATTCGCGACCGCCAACAGCGCCTACTTCCTCAATAGCAAATACATGTTCCCGGTCTTCCACGAGGCCGATTACTTCAACGTGGACCCGTTCATCAAGCCCACGAATCAGCGGGTGGTAGTTTCCACCATGTATCTCACATTTCAGCTCAGTAACATCAGCCCTCGGATGGGGATTAAGATCAAAAATATTACCGCCTAATCAGACATGAGAAAGACTTGGAAAAGTAATCGCGTAGATATATCTCTTATTCCCGAAGTGGAAATAGCCCGCTTGGCTGCTTTCATTGACGGAGAGGGAAGCATTTCACTTCAGGCAAGCGGCAGTGCCCGAAGAAGTGCCTTCTGCGCGGTACGCCTGACGATTGCGCAAGCGAACATGGAACTCATGGAATATCTGCTCAATACTTTTGGCGGAAGATATGAGCAGGGTCAGGGTGGAACTAACAGGCCAATGTATTACTGGCTTTGCGGTTCTCATTATGCCTGTTTTTTACTGAGGCGGTGCTTGCCGTGGTTGATCGTTAAGCGAACACAGGCTGAAGTTGCCCTGGAGTATCAATCCACGATTGACTCTAACAACCGTCGGGCTCTTCCTGATGAGTTAGTAACTCGCAGGACGAATTTGAAAAATAAGCTCACTCTGCTGAAGCATCCAGAGAGAGCCGAAGCATAGGGAGCGTGCAATTTGCCCATAATCAACACGATTAAAAACTGGTACGCCGGTGGCGGATCGCCGACTGTTTACTTCAGTAACGTCAATTTCAACATCACCAACGGCAACACCACCATCTCCTGCCCGGTAGGCGCGAACGTTCAGACCAACCAGCAGGGAACCGGTCCCGTCCGCGTCGGCATGGTGCGGGTCAAGTCGGAGAGCCCCGGCAACTTCATCAACACCGGCAACGTTTTTCCGAACGCCTCGGTGGCCCGTGTGGTGGCGATCGTCGGCGACGACGGCAAGTCGAACCAGGTCCTGCTCTATTCTGGGGACACCAACGTTGCCCTGCCCAACATCAACATCGACGAAATCTTCGAGTTCAGCTGCGACCTGCTGCTCGCCAACGTCAATGTGATCATTAACGTGTCGAACGTCAATTCCGTCGGCAACGCGGTGATGAGCGTTGAAGTGGCAGCTGGGCCGTAGAGTGGGAAGCGATTGCCGAGGGGCCGGTGGCCGGTCAACGGTCCCGGCTCTTTTTATTCTGGAGGAAAGGAAACGATCATGTACACGCACAGGCCCCAGGGCCCGAAAGAGAGAAAATATCTGGGTAAGCTCTATGCTTTCCGGAGCAAGATGCAACGCGGCCGGAAGAGCAAGAATCGAGCGTAAGTCATGCCCCTAGTCGGCGACGTGATCATGCAGTTCCGGGAACTGGCTACCGATCTGCCCAATATCCTCGGGCCTCCCTTTATCAATAGCGCCACCCAGATCGTTTCGACGAGCGGCCAGTTCGGGATCTCCACAGTCTATTTCTTCGCCACCACCATCGGACAGTGGGGAGAGACTCTGGCCAGCCCGGAACAATCCCTTACCATTACCGGCAGCAATAACGCCATTCAGATCAACCTCACCACCTTCCCTTTCTCCAACGCCGTCCGTATTTACTACAGCGTCAATGTTCCGGGAGCTGAGTCTCTCTACGAGCAGTTCACGGTTCCCTCCCAAGCGGGAACCACTAATCCCACGGTAACCATCATCAACGTGGGGCTGAGCGGCTTCTCTCCCCAGAGAAACACCGCCTACAATCCCGATCAGGACGGCCCCGCGGTCGGAGCCTATGCCGCTTACCGCTGGCTCAACGCCGCGCTGACCTGGGCCGCTTCCAAGAACAAGGGCGGCATTCCCTCCTTCGGCGCCATCGGCACGATCAGCGGCCAAGGTGTTCAGGTCTTCAACGGCTACTGGAAGAAATTCGATACCGCCTGGTACGACGGCTACCCCCTCTATCTGGCAAGAAAGAACGACGTATTCCGCAAGGCTCCGGTTCCGGGCACGGTGGCCGCGCTCATTCTCCACGAAGCCACCGACCGCCTGGTTGTCGAAATGTGGCCGCAACCGTCCCGCACCAGCGCGCAGACCACTCTGGCCAGCGGTATCTCCATCAACGCGACCACCGCCACCCTGACCAACGCCAGCGCCTGGAAACTCGGTTTCGGCAAGGCCCAGATCGATCAGGAAATCATGGAATACTCGGCCATCAACGGCAACGTTCTGAGCGGCCTGGTCCGGGGCCTCGCCGGGACCACCGCGGTTGCCCATAACATCAGCGCCCCGGTCACCGAACTCAACATGGAAATCTCCGGACTCCGGATGCCGGCCAGCTACTCCGTCGGCGCGGCCATGTCGACGCTGCAGGCTCCCCCGGGCTGGGAAAACGCCCTGTCCCGCTACATGCTCTACATGTTCCGGTCGGCCGAGCAGGACGACGCCGGAGCCAACCGTTACCTGAAAGAAGCGGAAGCCATGTTCGGGGAACTCAGCGCCAACCGGATCATTATTGGGCCGAGGCAGGTCAGTATCAGCGCGGGAAGAGGTGCGGAGACATATCCGTCACTTGGAGGAGTTTTCGGTGGCGTCATAGTACCTTGATAATAAAGAACTTAAGTGAATTGACAATTTACTATTCTAGGGTATAATTCAGTTTATGTCAATTCACAGGCCAACTTATATATACGTTCTACGTGACCCGCGAGATAAACGAGTGCGTTACGTTGGAAAAACACTTAGTCCGACTCATAGAATGTGCGCCCATAGACGTGGTCCAGTAGGACAGCATCGATGTGGTAGATGGTTGCTTGATTTGAGATTGCTTGGTCTTCAGCCCGCCATGGAAGTGATCGAAAAAGTTCCGTACGAAAGTGATTGGGCAGAACGGGAAATCTATTGGATCAGCTATTGGCGAGAAAAAGAGCCTGACCTGACGAATACCGCAACTGGTGGACAGACCGCTCCGACCACAAAACAGTCTCCGATTACTGTGGCAAGACGCATGGATGCTATCAATGAAAATCGCGTAGCCCGCGGATTGGAGCCAAGGAAGTCAGGAGAAGAATCAAAAGTTAAAGAAGTCACCAATGCTGCTCTCTATAAAGAACGTATTCGCATTGCCGAAGGCAAGCCCGCAAAGGGAACTCCCGAATGGAAGGCAAAAATTGCGGCCACACTTAAAAAGCGGTTTGAGTCTATGACTCCGGAACAACAGAAAGCTTTGAAGACTCAGGGCGCTAAAGGTGGAGGCTACTGGACCGGCAAGAAACGCGGCCCGCTGTCGGAAGAAGCTCGAGCCAAGCTATCCGAGATTCACAAGACGCGGCTGGCGAAACTGACACCGGATCAGCGCGCGGCTCGAATCTCTGCCGCTCAGGCCGCCAACTGGAGAAATCAGGCGGATGCCCGCTAAACCGATAACACATTCGAGATGGGTCCGGGGCCTTCAGTCCGGTTTCGACCGCATGAGCCAGCCCCGGGGTTCTGTCTCCCGTGCCTCGAATATCGTCTGGACCCGCCGGGGAGGAATCAAGGTCTGTGACGGCACCGCGATCATTACCAACAGTTCTCTCGGCATCCTGAATTCCAATTCCAATTTCGGACCTATCACTGAAATCTTTCTGTTTCAGCCTACCAATGGCCCGGCGGCCTACTACGGCATCGTCAAAGATCCGGGAACTCATCTCAACGGTCCGGCTGCTTCCTCCGCGGCTGGCGCGGCCGGAGTCCTGACCGGAAACTACCGCTGGGAGATCACCGCTCTCGACGGAGCCGGAGGAGAAAGCACGGTTGGAGCGGAATCTTCAGTTCTTTCTCTTACCGCCCAGAAGGGAACCGTTACCTGGACCCCGGTTCCCAACGCCAGCGGAGGCTACAATATTTACCGCACAGTCGCCGGCGGCGCTTCCGGTACGGAGAAGTTTGTCGCCACGGTTACCGGCCAGTCCAGTTCCAGTTTTACCGATAATGTCTCGGATGGAGGTCTGGGAGGTTCTCCTCCCCTGGTCAATACCACTCAGGTCTGCGAATTCTTCAACTTCAATTTCCCGAGCTACTCCGCTCTCAACATCATCAACACCTTCCCGGCGGATAATCTTCCCTATCAGGGCGGCGGGACCGGAGGCGGTCGGGGCGGATCCGGGTCCGGAGGCGGAGGTAATTCCGGGTTTCAGCCTCCTAATTCCTCGGGCGGAGTCAGCGGCAATCTCAGCCCTCTGCCTCAGATCGTCCAATTTGTTAATAAGATGATCCTGGCCCTGGGCAACGGTTTTGCTCCCTATATCTCCGACGGAACCAGCTCCGGGACCGTGGTAATCTCAAACACCTTCACCGCCGCTTATCCGACCTGGACCGCGTCCACGGTCTACACTCAAGGTGACCAGATTCAGGCCACGGTATCCGCAGTCGCCTACGTCTTCACTGCCGTCCAGGGTGGAACCTCCGGCTCCGGCGGTGCTCCGGCCTTTCCGGCTGCTCTCGGCGCCACGGTCACCGATAACAATATCATCTGGAAGAACTCCGGACAGGTCTCCGGGTCTCCGGCTCCCCGCGGCGCGGCCCACGCCGAAGTCTATGCCGGCAGTGTCTGGTTCGCCAATACCAGCCCCACGGTAACCACCGACCAGCTCGACGGTCCCTCGGCTCTGCGCATGAGCCTGCTTAACAATCCCAACTCCTGGAACCCGCTCAACGCCGCCCAGATCAGCCCCGACGACGGCGACCAGGGATCGGGACTCAAGGCATTCACCGTTGCCGAGGCCGGAATCGCTCCTCAGAACTTCCTTATATATTTCAAGAACTTCTCTACTTATCTCATTCAGGGAGTCTTCGGAGCCTCCAACTTCGCCATTACCCGTCTGCAGACCGACCTCGGCTGTATCGCTCCCCGCACCATTCAGTTCATTCCCGGCTTCGGGATTATGCGGCTCTCTCATCTCGGCTTCGCGGTCACCGACGGCATCTCCGACAAACTGGAGAACCCGGAAGCGATCCGGCCTTACCTGATCTCTGAATCCACTGAATCCGATATCCTGCCTCTCGACCAGGGCTTTATCTACTTTTCCAAGGGTGCCCAGACCGCCGATCCCCCCATGTATGTCGCGGCCTGTCCGCTGCAGGGCAAGATTTCCTCCGATCCACTTTTATTCAACGGGGTAACCGTTACCATTATCAATACAGTTTCCAATGGACTTCCTCTCGGAACGTATTTCCTGATTGTTCAAGCCACCCTGACCAGCGGCCTCATCTTCCTGAGTGGAGAATTCTCGGTTACCTTGGTCTTCAGTCCTCATGGCAGCCCCGCCATCCAAGTTACTTTGCCCAACAACCCTACCGTGGCCACCTGGACCATTTACCTGACTCACGCCAACGGTTCCGCCGGGGGAGAAAATCAGTTTGTTACCGTCAACAATGGAATAACCGTCGTTAATATCGTGGGAACCACGGTTCTAACTCCCGGCACTCCTCCGCGCAACCTCGGGGGCCAGTTGACCCGCATCTTCTGCTATGACCTGGTTCTCAAGGCCTGGACCGTGGTCGATCTTCCCTTTTCAATTAGCGTGCTTCGCCAGTTCCGTACTCCCGGATCAATTCCCATTACGGTCATGGGCGGATTCTTCGACGGAGTCCTTCGCCGCTGGCAGGCGGGCGATCCCGCTTGGGACGCCGGTGCCACGGTCGCCGGGGCCATTACAACCGCGGTTTCCTGGAACTTTACCGACACCGAGGTCTATACCGAGGGAGCCACGGTGCGCATGTTCCACAACCAGGTAATTATCCGGGCCGATGGCTCGCCGTCCAGGATCACCGTTACCCCGGAGATCAACGGCAAGATTCAGCAGGCGATCTCGGCGGCGCTGACGGTTCTGGGAGAAGGCCAGGTAGAGGCCCGGGTCCGCATCATGCAGACGGCGGAGAACTTGGAACTGGCGATCAGTGGACAGGGGCCGGCAGTGATTGAATCCATTGACTATAACGTTCAGCCAAAACCGGCCGGAGCGCCGCTGGTGTTCTCATGATCTCAACCGAGACCACAATCCGCCACCCGCAACCGGGGGAAGTTCCGGCAGAGCTGATGACCGGCTTCGAGGCCTGGAAAATTGATCTTGAGTGGCAGTGGGTAGTGGTTCACAATGACCGGATAGTGGCCCAGATTCTCTGTTCCAACATGCACGGGATGCTGTATATGTTGAGACTGACCTCAACCAGAGATGCACCGTTCGGCTGGGCCCTGAAACTTTTCCGACAAGTCTTGAGAGATGCCCGGGACCGGGGCCTGATCGGGTATCTGGTCCTTTTACAGGACAGTACAAGGGAAATGAGACGCCTCATGACGATCATTCAAAGACACAACGGGTATCTGGAACCGGTTACCGGGGTTCTGGCAGCCGGCCGACTGGAGGTCCGCTAATGCCTCCCGCAATCATCGCAGCGGTAATCGGGGCGGCGGCAACTGCCACCGATATCGGTCTTCAGGCCAGCGGGGCCCTGGCTCCCTCGACCAGCGGCCAGGAAAAAGCCTTGATGGCTTCGGAGCAGAAGCAGCAGGAGGCTCTGAAACAGCAAGAGGCTCAGGCCTTCAAGCGGTTCGCTCCAGACGTCCAGTCTGCCACCGGGGGAGCACTGACCGACCGCTCTTTTGCCCAGATGGTTGCCGAACTGGCCGGACAGCCCGGAGACATCGGCCTCGCGCAACAAACGGTTTTTGGCACGCAAACCGGATCGGGGTTAGCCTCTTAGGAGGATTATGCCGGAAGCACTTAGCAGTATCGGAACCTTTCTGGGATCAGGGGCAGGCAAGGGACTGCTGACTGCCGGAACCGCCGGCGGAGGCCTTCTACAGAACCTGCTAGCCGAGCGCCAGACGGCCAGCAAGCAGAAGTTCGTGCAGGACCTGATCACCAACCCGGAGAAGTTCAATGCTCTGGTGGCGAGAACGGAAAAGCCTCTGTCCCAGGGCCTGACCACCGACATTGCCCGCCAGACGGATGCCTATGGCGCAGAGCGGGGCCTTGGTTCTTCTCCCGCCATCATGCGGGAAGTCTACGCCCAGGCTCTGGCTCCCTACCAGCAGCAACAGCAGCAGATTGCGATCAACTCTCTGCTGAACCGGTTGGGAATCTACGCTCAGCAGCCGACCATGAAGCCGGTGGATGTCAGTTCCATTTTCAAGGCTCTTCAGGGTGGAGGATCAGCACCGGACGTTACCTCCGGAATTGATCTCGGTTCCATGCCTCCGCTCCCATTCCCGACCGATATTCTTCCTGGTCCGGCTTCGTTGCCCACTCCCACTGTCGACTTTGAGGGGGCTCTCTAATGGGATCCTTTCTCACCGCTCTCGCCAATGTCGGATCCCAGTATGCCCAGGGCAGAACTGAGGCCCAGGAAGAAAGACAGGCGCGCGCATTTCGGGAAGCCCAGATTGCCAGAGAGCAAAAGCAGCTCAGTCTCGAGGAAATCAATCAGAAGCTGGCCCAACAGAGATTTGAACTGGAGAAAAAGGCATACCAAGAGCCCCGGATGATTAAGATTCCGGGACAGAGGGCCTTGTTCTGGCTCCCCGACAAGGGTCATTTTGCCTCTGAACAGGAACTCAAGGATCTGGGAATAGGTCCGGTTGACGAAGGAACCGCGGCGGCAAAATTTGTTCAGGGATGGGTTAACCGGCAGGATCCGGCAATCAAAGACGAACTGACTGCCCGGGCGGTTGCCGATTTTGGTGCTTATGCCTCCTCTGGCCAGGACCCGGACGTTCCCAAAATACTTTCCGGATTACAGTCCTACGCCAAATCCGAAGAAGACAAGAAGATTGCCCTTCAGAATCGCCGGGAAGATCAGCAACGGGCTCAAAGGGAGGCAGCTCAGCGCTGGAGTGAACACCGCGCGGAAATGGAAGGGTTTCAGCGCAGCATGGTCCCCTATCGTGCCCAGGAAAAGAATCAGTACATGAATCCGGCCGAGCGCCAGCAGTACGATACTCTGAACACGGTGAATCGTTCGGTGGATCGGCTGACCAAGTTTATCGAATCTCACAATCTGCAGAATGATAATGCTTGGGTATTCGGAGATCATTCGGCCCTGGTGAATCACCTTCGCATGAAAGGGTATACCTTCGGCGTGGCTCCGGATGCAATCAGCCGGGAACTGATCAAGGATGCCGGATTTATCTCAACCATCGGTGCCGCTCAGTGGACCCGTATGCTAGGAAGAAGCCGTTATACCTATGACGATATCCGGGTGCACTTGCCATTGCCGACCGATACTCCGCAGCAACTTTATACCAAAATGCAGTGGTATCGGGATGGACCGCTGCTCGACGTAAGATCATCGTTGACTGGATTGATTCCTCCGGGACAGTCAACTCCGTTGCCGTCCCCGGATTTCGATCTTCCGGACTCAGCCAATCCTTTGCCGCCGGGATCTCAGGTCGCTATACCTACTCCTGTTACTTCAGGAGCAGCCGACAGAACTGCCGCTCCCCGGCAACTGGGAACGACAGATCCCAATAATCCACTTGGATTAAATTTACCTCAACAATAATGCCACTAACCACCGATCAACTCGCGGAGGCCTTCAAGAGTAAGTACCCGGTTTACAAGTCTGTTCCTAATGACAAGCTGGTTACTGAGATACTGAAAAAGTATCCGGTCTACGCTTCTCAGATCAGCCGGCAGCCTGGACCTCCCGCCAAGCCCTTTGAAATGGGTGGACCGGGAACTTTTGCGCAGCGCTTCGGCCGGGAATTCCAGGAAGATATCGCAGGCATTCCAAGGGGAATCAGTCAGTTTTTCAAGTCGCAGCATGAGAAGTATGCCCAAGATGTAAGAGAAGGAACCAATCCAGCACTGGCCGCTGTTCAGGCGCAATTCGAGTCCGCTTCCCCGATGGTAGAGTCTCTGGCTAAAAGCGGGGCCAGCACTCCTGGTCTGATCTATCAGATGTCCCAGGGCCAGGATCCGGCCAAGATTGCCGCTGATGCCGCTACTTTTCTGATGACTCCGGAACTGGCGGAAGAAGGTGGGTTTGCTCCTAAGCAGCCTTACAAGTTTGCCAACGCAGCCAAGACTGCCGATGTTCTCAGCGACATCATCAATCCCGAGGCATCTCGTGCCCCGGAGTTTCGGGAAACTCTGGGAAAGCACTTGGATGCGGTGGTCTCCTGGGCTGATCGCCGGGGAAAGAGAATCAATTCTCCGCAGGCATTAGTGGATGCCCTGCGGGGAACCTCCGATGAACTCAAGGGACACTTTGATGCTAGGGTTCTGAATCCGGTTCAGAATACCAGCGTTCCAATATCGGAGATAAATGGCTACTCAGGACGGGGAGCTACCGGTCACCGCGGCGAAGGTGCCACCGCCACTCTGGGAGATTTGAATGCCCGTCTGGGACAGATTTCCTCAGAACTCGATAGACTTTATCAGCAGGGAGGACGAACTGCCGAGGAAGCAGTCAGGGCCAAGGATGAGGGTTCTCTTAAGGCTGAACGGGATTCTATCAATAGAGTCTATTACCGGGAACTGTCCCGGGCTACCGGAATCCCGGAGCAACAGCTAAGAGACCTGCGCCAGACTTTCGGCTCTCTGGACGATGCCGCCCGTGACGCCCAACTGGGAGTAGAGAAAACCCGGGCGGCAGTCAATCTCCGGGGCCAGACTCCGGCCCGCCGCCTGCACCATGAAATGATTCAGCGCATCGATCAGTCCATGATCAATTACCGACGTGGTCGGCAGGTTGAAAGCACAATCGGAAAACTGGGCAAGCAGCAATACCAGCCTCCGTATCCCGGAAAGTCGGCCACCGGGAGACCTCCCCGCGGGACACCACCATATAGGTATGCCCAAGAGCAGGCGGGACCGTTACCTTCTGGCCGTCTCCAAGCTGAAGAGATTTCCGGAGCTGAACGATCCCGGGTACTCGAGGCGCAGCGACAGAGGCGCTTAGAGCGGCTGGCTGAACAGGGAAAACGGGAGCGGGCACTGAAGCAGGGTCAGTTTGAGCGGGAGCGGGCCAAAGCCAGACGGGAAAGAGGTACGGAATGAAACGTAAAAAGGGACGTACCGCAGTCGGTAAGAAAATTTCCAAGTTGATGCACGAAGGCGAGAGCCAGCCGCAAGCAGTAGCAACAGCCCTTAGTATGCAACGGGCCGGCAGACTGACTCCCGGCGGAGGCTACATCCGCAAGAAGAAACGGAGCAGCAAAAGAGCATGACCAGGAGGCTTCTATGTCTATTTCTATTCACCCTGCCCGCCTTCCCGCAGATAACTGGGCTCTTGGGACAGGGCGGAATCGGCGTAAGCTGCAACGCCGTCGCTACTGCGACCAGTAACAACCCGGGCACCGCCGGCGGCTGCACCTCGTTTAATCTGATTACCCAGGGCGGAGCGCTGCCGGGGATTTACACCTGGCAGGTTATCACAACGGGGAGCCCGTCAGGCCTGACGGTTACCCTGCAGGGAAGTCTAGACGGCACCACTTGGACGCAACTGGACACAACCTCAACAGCCGGTTCCCGCACGACCTCGAGCGCCACCGCTTACCGATTTTTGGGCTGTATTCCGTCGACTCTCAGCGGTGGGAGTTCGCCAAAGGTTACCTGTCAGATCAGCATTTCCTCGACCAGCGGCGGTGGCGGAAGCCTTTCGGGAATGACAGCAGGACAGGTGCCAGTCGCCGCAACCTCTTCAACGGTAACATCCTCAAAAGCCCTTCAGGGAACCGATTCCTCAATACTGACCTCCGGTACAGTCACCGGCACGGCGGCGGTTCTCTGTACCGATGCCAGTGGTGGGGCTACCACCACCGGATGTCCGGCGGCGGCCGGAACCGGAACCGTCAATAGCGGAACCGCCAAGCAAGTTGCCTATTATGCCGCTACCGGGACGGCAGTCAGCGGCAATGCCGGTCTTCAACTTGATACCACAATCCCTGGGATAAGCATTCGCTCAGACGGCAGTGCGCCCTCGTTTGGCCTCGATATGTCGCACGCACCTACCGTCACGGTAAGCGGCACCCAGGCTAACTTCCTTTTCAGCCCCACGCCTTCATTGATGACTGGCGACATCCGGCAGCTCAACGTTAGTAGCACGGTCAATGGTTCTGTTGCCGTAGCTGGAGGGAACACTTGGACTGACCTGTACAATCAAGCCCTTTTCACGCTCACAGGGAATACATTAACTCACGGATTCGCCAATGTTCACCGCTTGAATTTCACCAGCTCAGCGGGGACAACTTGCTCCCTATGTGCGACTACCTACAACGACATCACGCTCGCCACAATGAACGGTACAATCCCTACTCTCGTTGGCGTTGTCCTGCCTGCGAATGGATGGACCGGCACCGGCACAGTCACCGAGTTTGATGCTCTAAACTTTCAGCAGCCTAGTTCCATTGGGAGCATAACCTACAACTACGAAACTGGCGTAACGACATTCGACCCGACGACATCAAAGGCGGCAATCACCTCAGCCGCAATCAACATTGGTGGAGGAATCCAAACTCAGGCAGCGGGTCCCTTGGTTCCGTGGGGAATCTATGAGAACGTTACGACCAATGCTAACCTGAACAACCGATTCTCTGGCAGGGTAGGAGTCAATTCCTCGACGATTGCTGCCCCTGTAGCCACATTTGAAGTGGACAATATCACAGCCGGGACAATCGGAACTGCCCGGTTCGTAGGGGACACAGGTGATGTCGCCAACATATTCGTCGGGGTAGACGGCCTCAATAGCCTCGGAGTTTTCCAAGTTGACGGCGGCGGCCACTGGGGAAGCAAGAATCTTGCGGTCAGTGTGACAGGAACTGGATGCGCGGCAGGAGACGCCACCAGCAACGATACATTCGGATTCATCACACTCTCGGCTGGCGCGGCTACCTGCACGATCACCTTCGGGAACACTCATTTTTCGGCGAGCGCACATCCTATTTGCATTGTTACCGCTGGCAACTCAACCCAGAATCCGTTTGTAGTTGCGCAGCCGACGACAACCAGTTTTCAGATCACGAGCGCGGCGGCTTCTGGCAATATCTACTACCACTGTATGTGGGAGAAGTAAATATGAGAAAGCTATTTCTATTGTTGTTTCTGTTCTCTCTCCCGGTATCAGCCCAGACCACCGGCATTCTGGCCCAGGGAGGAATCGGGGTCAGTTGTAACGCAATTACCGCCTCGACCAGCGCGGTTCCCGGAAGTGCCGGTGGCTGTACCTCCTTCAACCTTCTGACCTCGGGCGGGGCCCTTCCCGGTATCTATACTTGGCAGGTACTGACAACCGGATCTCCAGCTACCCTTACCGTTACCTTGCAAGGAAGCCTGGACGGGGTAACCTGGGTCCAGCTGGGAACCACCTCGAGCGCCGGGACCCTTACCACTTCCAGCGCCGCGGCCTACCGTTTCCTCGGATGCATTCCGTCAACTTTAACCGGTGGCAGCTCTCCTACCATCACCTGTCAGATCAGCGTAACGACCAGCTCCAGCGGAGGGACAACCACTAATCCTACCTCCGGAACCGTTCCGGTCAACAGCTCCGGGGCTTTTGTGGATTCTCCCCTGACTGTTGCTTCCGGCAATGTGATTGATTCCGGAGAAATGCGGGTCGGATCTTCGGCGACAATTGGTGTACTTAGACTTGGAACCGATACCAATGTCTTCATTTCCAGAAATGGCTCCACTACTACCTTCAATCCGGGATCCGGTGGTCAGGTGAACCTCAGTGGGAACCTGTTCATCAATACCGCCAGCAACATTGCTTTTACCTCGGGCAAGGGCCAGCATTTCAACACTCAATCCGCCAATAACGATCACTCCGGGGTATGCAGTGGTACGACTACCACCTGTGCCGTGGCCTTCACAACCAATTACATCTCCACGCCAAGTTGTGTTGCCACTCCGACTACCACTGGGGTGACCAGCTTCATTATCACCACTCAGGCCAATACCGGGTTCACGATAACCTATGCTCCTACCGGCACAACCACCTTCAATTATATCTGCGTGGGAGATCCAAACTGATGAAATATGCCATTCTATTACTCGGACTGATCTCCGCTTCGGCATCCGCACAGACCATTCAACTGACCCAGGTTACAGCCCTGGTAGAGGACGCCAATAGCCGCCCCTACGTCAACTGTCAGTGGTCGGTGGTGTTTGTCAACGAGAACACAACTCCGGGAGCGGGGCCATCGCAGCCCGCCAACCTTCTCAACGGTCAACAGGGACACTGTGATTCAGCTGGCAATCTCAGTGTTTCTCTTGTTGACAATGTCAATACAGTTACTCCCACTCCCAGCCAATGGAGCTTCTCGATCTGCTCCGCTCCCGGCTATGTTCCCGGTGGAACTTTTTGCAAGACGAATATGCTGGTTACCATTACCGGAGCCAGTCAGAATCTTACCTCTTTCTTTCAGCCCCTCATGCCGCTGCTGCCGTCCGGAGGCGGAGGCGGAATACCTGGCGGTTCCAGCACCCAGATTCAGTTCAACAATGCTGGAACGTTTGGAGGCATTACCAGCGCCGGTACGGGGGCAGTGGTTCTGGCTAACGGCACTTCACAATTAAAACCGTACTTTGATGTGCGCGACTGGACTACCTGTAACGGAATAGCCGATGCTACTCCGGGCATGAGCACGATGCTCGCCGCGATAGGATCTAGTCAGGCAACCGTGCAATTCTCGGGACAGTGCAAACTCAACACGATCACGTTTCCCGCCAATGTCACACTCGACTTTCACAATGGCGGTTCGTTCTTTGTAAATACCCTGCAAACAGTATCCATCGTAGGACCAGTCATTGCGCCTCTATCAAGTATATTCTTCAACGCTATTGCGGTTTCAGGCTCGCCAACGTTTACCTCTGTCGCTACGGATAACTTTACCCGCGCCAATGAGAATCCGTTATCGAATGGCGGCAACTGGACCACGATGTCGACGGCGGCGGCCTTACAGTTGACCGGCAATCTGGTTGAAGCGACCACTACTGCTGACGCTCTCAACGGAAGTGTCTGGACTGGAAACAGCTTCGCTAATAATCAGTACTCTAAGATAACGATCACGACCGACTCGACTTCATCGGAGCTGGTCGGTGTTGTCGTGCGGCAGTCACTTGCTGCCCTTACGCACTATTACGCTTATTTGAAAGGTCCGTTGTCTTCTCCTCAACTGGCCCTGGGAAAGATCGTTGCAGGCGTCAACACCACGCTCCTGGGACCGTCGGCAACCACCTTTAATACCGGAGACACATTAACACTGGGAGTCGAGGGCTCCACTCTCTACGCCTACCGCAACGGGACCCTGGTAACCAGCGTGAAAGACGTAGGAGCAAGTATCGCCAGCGGCAACGCAGGGATCCGGCTGCAAGTCTCCGCCCTGGCCAATGCACAGCTCGCAAACTGGGAAGGTGGAAGTTTCGCGAGCGGCAACACTCAGGGTTTTATTTCTTTTGCCGGAAACAAGCCCAACAATGAGTATTATCCGGAGTGGTGGGGAGCGGTAAGAGATGGATCCACGAATGATGTACAGGCTCTCCAGGCTGCTACCGAGGCAGCGGACACGGCTACTGGAGGAACTATTGTACTCGGAGTTGGAAAGTACAATATCGGATCGTCGCAATGGACGGTAAGCTCAACCAGCGCCATTCATTCGATCAATATTCACGGCCAGGGACTCAACACCACCAAGATAATCGCAGTCAATCCTACTCTTAATGCAATCTATCTCCAGCATGAGAAGTACTCTCGCCTGGACAGCTTTGGAGTGGATCAAACTGGTACCGCCAAAACCGGCATAGGGATTGCCATGGGAGGCGACTTCGGTACTGGCACTCAAACTAATGGCAACCTTCTTGAGAACATGGAACTCAGTAACTTCAACTGGGGTATTTCTGCCTCTGGTGGGAATGGAACCTCCAGCGAGATTACCTTTAACAACATCTCGCTCTCCAGCAACACAAATGGCTTTAGAACAGCGGACTCCAACGCTCTCAACTTCACCTTCATCAACTTGCAGATATCCTCCAACACCATAGGAGTCAATGCGACTACCACCGGTGTTAACGTTTATGGTGGTGCGGCCTCGGCCAACGGGGACGACTTTATCTTCGCCGGCAATGCGATTCGCAATATTGTAGCGTTTCGTAGTGAGACCGCGACGAATACCTGTATTACCGTCAGTGCCGGTGACTTATCGGTGATCAACCTCCGGTGTTCAGGATTATCGACCGAGGACAGCCATACCGCTATCGCGTTTAACGGAGGCCGATTAGGGATAAGAGAGTCTTGGATTGAAGGCCAGATCGTGTTTGGTGCTCAGACGAGATTCAGCGATGGGAACGAGTTCACGCTGGAGGATAGCACCATCTTCGACGGGAATAATACTTATAGTTATACCTCGCAGCCGAACGGATTCGGACCAGGATTCAGATTCTCCAGCGGGCTGAATGGAGGTGGACGCTTCTCGACGCGCAACAACTTCCACTACGGAGCCGGCAACGTGAATCTTGGCCAGTGGCCAGGAGGAGAAGGCTATATCCTGTCGCCGCAGGGGTCCAGCCAGACCTCCGCCTATCTGCAATATAAAAGCATTGGAGGGGTACTGACACCGGGCGCCGGTGGAGCTGCCGCGAATACGATCCAGCCTACAGCCTACATTCACCATATCGGAACCGGACTGATTAAGACGATCGATGCCACAGGAGGAACCGTAGGATTGAACGGCGGTCCCCTGCCGTTTGCCTGCTTCAAGGGAATAGCCGATTCCGCCTACACGACCGACACCACCGGGAATGTTTCAGTCGCTCTTACCGCCATTGTCGGACAGACCATTACCTGGTGTTTTGATTCCGGAAGCTCAACCTGGTATCCCACCGGTGTTGTACCCGTGGCTTATAACCACTCCGGGACCGTCCAGACGAATTATCACATCATCACGGATCGCTGTACTCTCGGCACGAACTGTGCTGTGACCTTGACCGGCGCTGCCGTGTTTACCAGTCTGACTTCCTACAACTGTACCGGAAATGATGAAACCGGCATCAATTCCGTTAACTGGTCGGCGTCGAGCGGAAGTGCCTTTACTTTTACCGGCACCGGAACAGATAATATTGCCTACACCTGTGTTGGAAACTGAGGAGGGAGCATGAATCAGAAGGTAAAGACCTTTCTGGTAATAGCCGCCAAGCAGGCCATTATCGGGGCCTCTACGGCGCTTTCGGTGGCCTGGCAGGATCCGGCCAAGTTCAACCTAACTCACTGGCGGGGTCTCGAGCATGTGGCCCTGACGGTGATCTCGGCGATCGGGTCCCGGGAAATCCTGGTCTGGGGGCCGAAGATTCTGGCCTGGGCCAATAGTTCTACGCCTGATGGCCCGGTGGCGGATGCCCCGAAAGCCACTCAACCTCTGGCCAAGTCCTAGTTTACGGATTTCGGAACGGCACTTTGGTAACCGCCAGTATTCGTCGAATCTGTGATAATAGAGGAGAATGTATGATGCTAGCGGCTTTGCCGACCACTGGATCGATCTCCTGGTGGCTACACTTGTCTCCGGCCTTGGCTACTTTGTTGACTCTCGGCTACGTGCTTTCGATGCACGTCATAAGAGAGCGGAGGACGAGTTCCAGAAGATCAACGATAAGTTTGAAAAGCTCTGCGAACGAACCGCCCGGTTGGAAGTCGAAGTCGAAAAAAGTAGCGCTGATGGACGGTGATTAAGTCTCTAGGCGTTAAAATTTTCCGGGTTATCGGTGATCGGAGAATTGAATAGCGCCTCTTCCGAGTCCCGCCGGCCCTTCAGCGCGGTGCTGACCGTGTGATCGACATAGACCCAGTTGTCGAACTGGTAACTAGCTCCCTCCAGGTTGCCTTCATTGATCAGCTTTAGCATGGTGCTGGATCGGAAGGCCCCGGTGCCCACGTTGTAGGTAAAGGAATAGAGAGCGGCCAGCTGGTTCTCATTGAGGTCGACCTTGACTGCGGCGTCGACCGCGGAGGCCTTTTCTTCTAAATCTTTGAGCAAGAGGTCCATGGCCGCGGATTCTTCAAGAACAGAGTCCTTGCTCAGACCGTCTCCGGGGACAATCTGATGGCCGTAGCCGATGGAGTGGAGAATCTCCTGGCCGGGAGGGTCCGGATAGGCCCGGGGACTGAATCCCTCGAATCCGGCGATCTTTTCAGCCCCGATCTGGCGGGCCCGGGAGTAGGTTTCAGGAGTTATCACATTATATCTTTAAGAAACGGCCCCCGGCTAGAACCGGAGGCCGCTGTTTCCCAATGGTGACCGATTTCTCAAATTAGAATCAGGCTAGCATAGAGACCGGTTGTTGTCTAGATCGACCTCGGAAGTGAATTTAGGGCAGCGTTGACATCATCGCTCTCAGTCGGTTCTTCCACGATCGAAGCATAGGTTTCTCTGACTACCTGGGCGGACTTCACGGTGACGGTAGCGGCAAATTTATCGTAGGCTCTCAGTTCTCCGATAGGAGTAACCGAGTCCAGTTTCCTGACCGCGATCGGGATCAGGGAGATTACCGCGTTAATCGCGGCGATCCCGAGACCGACAAACTGGGTCAGCTTGGACACCGTTGCCGAATCGGTGATATCGATTCCCTGGAGAATGCCCTGAAACTGGGTCAGTACGGCCTGCATGACAGTCTGGAGCTGCCGCAGGTAACTCGATCCCTCGCTCTGGTTGTAGGCGGCCAGAATGGCCTCGGCGTTCTTGATCTCGGTGGCCACGTTTTCCTGCCATTTCTGGATGGTGGAGACCATGGCGGCGGAGACCGTTTTTCCCTCTAGAGCTGAGACAAAGGAGAGAACCGAGGTGACCAGTGCGGCAATACTGGGCAGGAGACCGTTGATGGCGGTGATCCAGGCGGCGGTGCAGGCGGTGGTGAAGAGTAATAGCTCGACGGCGGCAAGGGTAAAGAATACCTGCCAGAAACGACGGGTGTTGAATAACTTCATTTTAAGCTCCTTTTTCTGTCAATCGGGCACTTCAATCTCTGCTGCAGCCGGGAAATCTCTCCCAAGGTCCGGGTGTCCGGGTTCTCTACCGCCAGCAACTCCTCCAGCTGAATCTTAATCTTCCGCTGCCAGCAGAGAAAGAGCCGTCCCGGGGAGGACGGGTGGCGGCTCAGTATTCTGTCAGTCTCCGGCATTTTGTAGCTCGACCGGTTTCCAGTCGATCTTCTTGACCCGGGGTTTGCGGGTCTTTTTCTCGACCGGTACGTCCGGCGCGCTGCGTCGCATGATCCGGTCAATGACCTGTTGAGCGGCTTCCGCCCGGCTGCGGTCGTCTATACTTGTCTTCTCGAACCAGTCGAGAATCACATCTAGTTCGTCTTTTGCCATGGTTTCTCCTTTTTTACACCAAGTTGCCAACAATCGGTGCAAATGTCATCGATAACGGTCTGGCCACAATTGCCGCATCGGCAGATGGGCGTTCTCAGGTCGGGCAGTGTGTCGGGAAGCGGCCCGTGAGATACATTCGGCGGATTCAGCCACCTTACGGGTTTCTTGTTCATTCCTTCTCCTATCTGGTTACATTCTGCCAGAGATTGTAATTGGCCCCCAGCGGGTTGAGCCCCACCGGACAGTCCGGGCCGCCCTGGACCCGGATCAGGGTAACCGTGTTGAAATAGGCTCCGGTGGTGTTATAGGGCGGGGCCCAGCGGCCGCTATAATGGCCTCCGTCCGGAGTGTCGAGCGTGTAAGTGTACTTTGAGCTGTCTTCCCATGGGATCAGGTAGCCGTCGAGCGCATAAATCGGGGTCTTACTCTCCCATTCCTGGTTGGCGGGAGCGCTGAAGCCGGTGGCATTTTGCAAGGTTACCGAGGGTATCTCGTGCTTCACGCCGCTGTCATCGGTGAAATAGAAGTGGGCGACTTCCATGCCCAGCGGATACGGAAAGGGAACGACTCTCTTATGTGTCACGCAGTCGGTAACATATTCCAGATTGAGATACCAGGCATTGCCGATGATTACCTCGACCGGATTGCTCTGGGCGCTCTCTAGACCATTGACTAAGCTGGTAACCGCATAACACCATCTCCGGAAATCCTTCCAGTGACCGTCACCTACGGCATAGGCGTACCAGTTGGGGCTGGGATCGTCGAGATAAGAGGGACTGGCCACGGTATCTTCCAGGGTGAACGCACCGGACGAATTGCACGCCTTATAAGCGCTGTTATAGCGATACACGTTGTACTGAATTGCCCCCGGGACCGCGTCCCAGTAGAGATGGGCCCGGAGCTCCGGGGCCGCGGTGACGTCCATGGTGGAGACAATATGGGGAACCTGGGCAAAGACAGATTCCAGCAGCAAGACCAGAACTAACAGTCTCATAAGCCCTCCACCTGTCCCACCTTTTGAGTGGGCTAGGCGCAACGCTTACAGCGATTCAAAGTTTGCTTCGAAGTAGGCCTTTGCTACCAGCCAACGATCATCATGATTAGCTGGATTTCGCGCAATCTTATCGCCGCTTTGTGGTGATCCGTTTTCCTTGTCGGCGCCGCTGACTGAGACATTCGTCATATCGACTCCATCCTCCCAGTCAGCCATCTCTGCAATTTGTGTTCTGCGATAGCGTTTGTATTCGACTGTCATAAATTGACATCTCCTTTCGGGTGGGCTAGGCGCAAGAGCCTACTGTGGTGGCGTGTAGCTGGATGTCCCCGAACCGTTGGTCTCCGGAGTACGGCAGCAGTGATATCGGTTATACCTGTCCCGCCACAGCACGGTCTTGAACCACACAGTGACATCCACTTTTACCCCCGCTCCGTAGCCGACGAAATCAGAGTGGCCCGTTTTGTAGAACACGCAGCCGGGAGTTGTTAGGTTGCAATTGGGATCAGTAAACGTAGGGGCACCGAGTCCCGCCTCCACGTTGTTGTTGGTCAGGAACCCGTTGTTGGGGTAGCCCCAGCCGTCACTATACAGCCCGTCTGGGCCTTCTTGCGGCGCTATCAGACCCCACCAAGGGTTTTCGTTGTAGGGCACGCATACGGACCCATCGAACCCAACCTGCTGATTGGATGGCAATCCATCGATAGTGTCGAATACCGCGCAGCCGTTAGCATCGAAAGAACTGGTGCCAAAGGTGAATGTGTGAACGGTTTGGGCGAACGCTGCCGTAGAGAGCAGCGCCAGGACAACTAGTGATATGCTTCTTGCGACCATTCGTTCCCTCCTGGGGGATGGTTGGTTTTCCCCTGCGCCTCATTGCAGTGGGACGCAGGGGGCGTT